GATTATTTGGATCTGACGCTGGCAATTGAGCCGCAGGAATTTGAGCATTAAGAAAAGTCGAATCTAAAATAGGAGCTTTCTGTTGCTGTTGATTAACACCAAGAAACGCCAAAGCATCTTCTTCGCTCATTCCAGCACCAACAGCTTTTGGAGCTAATTGCGGCCCTTTCTCATCTGGGGACATCGACTCTGGTTGGGCTGGCGTTCCCAACTGATGCCCTTGAGGTGGATTTAGAAATGCAAGTGCTTCATCTTGGTTCATTTGCTTGGGAATGATTGTAACAATTGAACCGCTTGATCTTGACTAATTTTTCCAGCTTGAAAAGCTGATTTTACATCATTGGGAGAATTAAATGTAGCATTACCTTGTTGCATTTGAGCATCTTGATCTTGTTGTTGGGGGGCAACTGGTTGAGCTTTAGCAGAAGGCATACCTCCAAGCCCTTTAAGCTGTTCAACGCTGGCTTTCATTTTGCCAACCTTTTCTGGATCGGTATTAAATCCGAATAGTGTACCAGTTATTCCAGATCCCTTGGCTTGCTCTTCCTTCATCAACCCCTGTAATGCGGGTATCTGGCCTTGAACTTCTTGATATGCGGCCTCAATCTCTGGACTCTGAATGGCTTGATCTTTATAAGCACCTTGGGCTTGCTTATACGCAGAGACCTTGGATGCAAAAGACCTAACATCGGCTTCTTCTGGGGTTTTGCCACTATCAACAGACGTTCTAATTTTTTCTGCCAAAGCACCAATTCCTTCACTATCCTTGGTTCCGCTGTAAAGAGCGTTATAGCTATTAATCTGATTGATTTGAGCTTGCCGATTTCCTTTATCAATTTGTGCCTGTTGATAAGGATTCATCTGCTTTTCGGCAGGACGATAATCTGGATTTACCTGACCAGTAGAAGGATCAATAAAGCCCGGATATTTAGCCGCCAATCCAAGGTTTTTTCCTTGAAGATACGCTTGAGTCCTAGCCATATGCTGTGCATTGATATTGGCAGATTGTGCCATCGTAAGAGCATTCTTTGCCATAGGAGCAAGAAGGGGATTCTGTGAAGCCGTCAAAGCCGCACCATAGATGTCGCCAAGGCCATTAGGATCTCCAGAGGCAATCTTCTCCATTCCGCTTTGATACTGCTGTTGCAACATAGGCAACATAGCCTGTGCAGATTGCGTGGCGGCATGATTCTCAATGGAGTGAGAAATCTGCTGACCAAGACCCGTCATGGAATTGACAACTTGCTGGTTGCCAGCCATCACATTACCAAAGTTGTAGTATCCGATTGGCATATTTTAGATTGGAGGCTGATAATTACCAGTTGAGGTAAAGTCAGATGAAGTTAAGCCGTTGTTTCCATACCCCATGTATGCAGGAAGTCCACCAAGGTTTTTATAGTAGTTAGCTTTATTAGCGGCATTAAATGCTTCCAATCCTAAATTTGCACCAGAAAGTCCAAGGGCTTGTAGATTCTGTTGTTGTGCGGTGTTTGCTCCGTATTGATTGGCTTGCGATTGATATAGATTCTCCGCATTACCCGTGGCAATATTTGCCCCAAATTGAGCCGCTTGAATGTTTGCTTGTGCAGAAGAAAGCAACGGATTATATGCAGAAAGCGCACCAGCAAGTGCTTGATTGTTGGCTTGAAGTCCAAGACCAGTAGCTTGCAGTCCAAGTCCAGCCCTTTGTCCAATTTGAGACTCTGCCAACCCTTGAGCTTGTAATCCAGCAGACAATCCAGCGGTAGGAGAAACCACCATCTGATTAGCAAGCTGTTGCCAAGTTGGGGCGGCACTCAATCCAAATTGGGAAAGGCCAACGCTAGTTTGTCCAATGTTACGGGCAAAGTTTTGAGGAGCTTGCCCCCCTCCAGAGAAAAGGTTAAATCCACCACCAAGATTCTGTGCAACTGTTCTATTAATTTGTTGCTGAACATCTTGAGGAACTTGACCTTGGATGTATGCATTAATTTGATTCTGTGCAAGTTGCCTTTGGGCGGCAGAGCCGGGAGTAACCGCTTCTTGATTGGCAATGTTTGCCGCTGTTCCCCTTTGTGCAAAATCTATACCTTGATTTGCAGCAGTACCAAAAATATTAGCTTGGGTATTTGTATAATCCTGTGCAGTAGGCACATATTGTTGTGCCTGTTTACCATAGTTTAAATCACTTTGATAAATATCTTGCCCTTGATTATAAAGCTGTTCGGCATATGGCTGAAGATTTGCGGCATATTGCTGTGCAGTAGAAACAAATGGGCTTGCGGCGGCATTATTGTAAGTAGGGAAGCTACCTCCTCCTCCAGATTTTCCTCCTCCAAAAGCACCTAAAGCACCTCCGAGGAGCGCACCTACACCAGCACCAACAGGGCCACCAACGGCAAAGCCCGTTCCTGCTCCTCCTAATGCTCCTCCTCCTGCGCCAAATAAGTTGAATGCCATAATCGTGTATTAAAGTATATTTTAGGGAATAAATCAATAAGGCCATGTTGCTCCATCATCCCACGCATAGGTAGGAATCAAAGCATTAAGCATCATGTTGTTGGAGAATTGTCTAATAGTGCTACCAGTAGGCTCTTCTTGATCAGCAGTCTCCCTATTTACCTCAAAGAGAGCATTCTGTAAAGATTTAGCATAAAGCTCATCGCTACCCTTATTCTCACGATAGACAACCGCCATGACAGCAGAAATCATAGCCTCTGGCGTGAACTCCACTTGATCATTCAGATCAAACAAGTCTTGGTAGTTCTTCTTGCAATAGAGGATCACCGAATCCCTTACACGACCTTGGATGGCATACTTCCTAAAGCTAGGATTAATGTCATAGGGCTGATAGATTGACAAAAGCATTCGGGCTTGATTGTCAGGATCATAGGCATACAACCTCACCCTACCCTTTGTTTGGGGTTTGGTGCATTGGAAAACACTCTTAAAGAAATTAACGGAATAAACAAAAGCAGGGGCAAGACCCAAAGTTATTGTCTCGCTAACCCTTGTGCCATAGGCATTTTCACCAAAGAAAGTAATCTCTGTTCCAACATCAAGTGGAGATTCAGCTTCCACACAAAGCTGGTATGGGGCGGCTTCATAGTTCTGGAAAGTAACGTGCTTGCCACCAATCTCAATAAACTTCTTATTGCCACCATTCCAAGCATATCCTTGTCCCCATCCGTTGCCATATCCACCAGAGGAAGCATCACCCCAAGAATCTTGAGGGATGCTCTGATACCACTCTGAACCTAAAGAAACTGGAACTCCGTCTATCCAAGCTAATCGCACCTGTTTTATAATGCTTGGCAAAGTTAAAATACCTCCAACGCAACTAATGCAGATGTATTCACAAAGGCTATCTGCATCGACTTTATTCCACAATAGCGATCTTCCTTTATTAAGGTATTGTAGCTGAAGGGCTTGATTACAAGTACCACTATTCCCGCAATAAGGGCGGATTAAAGGAAGCATGTCTTGTACAGAATAAAGCATAAATATAAGTGTTTATACTGTTAAAAGACTATCTAAATCAATCTTTTTCCTTTGATGAAAAGCTTTATGAGATTCAGAAGACTTTCTTTTTGCCTCATCGGACATGTGCTTGCCGTAAAGATAATGATTTTTACCTCGTATGGCATCCGCCATTTTCTTCCTTACTTCTGCTGGTATTGGAGGCCGTTTTTTCCAAGCATCACGCAACTTCTGTTTTGTTTCTTCAGAGTGCTTTCTTCCTTTGCTGGATTCAGATATTTTTCTTCTCGTTTCTTCTGATAGCTTTGGAGCTTCGCCACCAAGAGTGATGTTGTATCCGAAATTCTTTTGGTAAGTTTGATGGATTTCTATCCATTCAATTTCTTTCCATCCAAGCATTTCTTTTGGGCAAAACTCTAAAACACAAAACTCAAACTCGTTTTCTCCATATTTATCCCATGCTCTTTGTAAAGATTCATTACCATGTGCATGTTTCTTAAGGAGTTTTTTGTGTTCTGTTCTCCTGCGAAACATATCATTGCTCTGTCCAATATATCGCTTTCCGCTTTCGATATGTTTCCAGCAATATATTCCAGATGCAGATGCCATCGTCTTAAATCATTTCGCCACGATTGATCGCATGACCCTCAAGGCTACGAGTCATAGGACGCTTCGGGCCAGTAGTTGTCTTGACATTACTCAGCTTAATGCTGGGC